TAAAGTTCTAAGTGATTTAAGAAATGGAAGAAAAACAGATAGCACATCATTTCTTCTTTATAATGAGTTAGTAGGTGCACAGCCTATTTCTTTACTCGAAATGCCAAGAGGTTATCTAAAGGGCGGAAATTGGCGAATAGCTTACTTCTTAAAAACATTCTCAATCAGACAGTTAGATTTTGCTCTGAATGAAACTGTAAGAGTAATGACAGATAAGTCCTTGCCTAAAGAACAAAGACGACAAGGTGCTTACAATCTGATGAAATTAGGCACTTCATTAGCATTAACAGGGGCGACAGTAGATCAAGTTAGGAGTTACTTAATGAACGCCTTAACAGGAAAGAAAAACGACCAGACCTTCTCTGACGATATGTTAGATAATCTACTTAGTGCATCATTATTAAGTAAGTACGATTACACTAAAATAAGACAATCGGGTATATCAGAAGCAATGGGTTCAAAACTATTACCACCTATGGATTTTATATCAGACCCGTTATTCTTTGACTTGCCAAACGTATTAGATGAAAAAGGGAAAGCGTTAAAATTAACCAAACACATACCAATGATAGGTAAATTTCTTTACGAATATTTAAAAGACAATAGAACTACAAGAACCACAAGGAGACAAAATGAACCACACCCAACACCCTTACATGGAAGATCAAGCAAAGCGCTTAAATCGCCGTGCTGACTCTACCCTTGATTTCCTCGCCGCCATTGCAATCGGCGTTGGCTTTGCAGTCCTCTTGGCTTCATGGTGGTCATCATGACCGACCTTCAAGACTTCTGCCAAGAGCATCGCACTATGGATGAGTTGGTAGAGGCTGGCTACAAGGCTACAAGCGTCTACAACGCTGTTAAGCGTAAGGAGTTGACCAATACCAAGGCAACAGACGATTGGGGTCGCAAGCTGCATGGCAAGGGCTTGTTCCTGTCCACAGTCACAGTTGAGCCTATGAACTTCACCGCCTTGCAGTCCGCATGGCATACCCCACAACCACAAGGAGAAACAGCATGAGCATAGAGACAGAGATTGCAGAACTCGCACAAAAGTTTGTGCCAGCTTGCTACGCTGGCGGCATTCTTTCAAGGTCTGACATGAAAGAGTTAATCATCAAGGTTGCTAATCAAGCAGTTGTAATTGGGTGGAGCCATGCAGAGAGCATGACCAGAAAGCGTTTGGAGAAGAAGATTACTCAGATGGAACAAGAGATGAGCATTATGAAAGACCAGATGAAGTCCCTTGAACTCGACTTGCTGGCTGCTGAAAGCAAATGAATACGCTCATTAAGGTCATCATTGCTGTGGGTTGCGCCTTTGCTTTGATGTACTTTGATTCCTTAGATTTCAAACCAAGGGAGAAGACCAATGTGGGAAACAGTATTGTGGGTTCTAGTAATGGGAGTTTTCGGGTTCGCCTTGGGGGTTTGCGTCTGCACAGGGTTTGTGTTGTACCTACTAAACAAGGAAGTAGACGAGTAGTGAAGTGTCCAGTTTGCGAGTGGACTAGAACACCTGACAACAGATATATGTGCAAGAAGATTCAACGAATCATTGTTGTAAGTCACATCAAGAAAAGGGTAAAGCATGACAGATGAAGATGAGGGATTTAACGAGATGGAGAAGCGTAGTTTGTGGCGTAAACGGGCTGTGCAAGCAACCATATCAATCAACCCCTATAGAGATCAAGTCATAGAGGAAGTGGCTCTAGAGGTTGAGAAGCTAACTGGCTTTGGTAAAGACACTATTGACAGTTTGACTGTTTACATCAGGGATATGAAGACATGAAAGAAACACCAGTGCCAAGATTAAGAAAAGAGATGACCAAGAATGGGCGAGGCGTATCCGCTAAGTTGACCGAGAGCGAATACAAAGAGTGGGTCATTTTGGGCAAAGGCAAGTGGCTGAGATCATTCCTAAAAGACAGTAGATTTGCAAGGGGACAAGCATGACACAAAATGAAGTTGAGTTAAAAATTAAAGAGGCAATACAAAGCCAACAGCCTGTTTGGTTAGGCGTTTGGATAGATATTGAAGAGGGAGATGTTGATGTTTGGTTAACTGTTAAAAACAAGCCAGCACAAAGCATAGAGAAAGGGGACAAGCATGAATAAGCCAAAGAATGTATTTGATTGGAATGATGGCACTCCAAGCATCTGGTCAAGGGACAAGGAACTCAGGATGATTGCTCAAGGCAGGGCATGGGGTCATGCTGCACAAGCTAAAATTGGTCTTGAATCTAAGCAGCAAGTTACTGTCTATTCACGGGCGAAATCAAGCAAATGACACCTGACGCAATGATGACTCCTAAAGAGATGGAGTCCTACAAACCAGACATTGAATTAGTAATCCTTGCTAGGCAAGCTGGATTCATCATGCCTGACTTTGCCATAGACAAAGCAAACGATGCTTGGGCATGTCGTAAAGTACCGGCAATGTGGCTTGCCCTCGCAAAGTTTAAACACATCTGCCAACAGGAAGAAAAGGCTAAGTTTGCTGATGCTTACGCTGAGTTCAACAAGAAATGATTCGTAAGATAAGAACCTTCTATGGCAGGGCAAAAGGTGGTAACAGAAATTCCACCACCACTGTAGATATGGGTCATGCTTGGTTATGCGAGAAGTGCGGTGAGGTGATCTTGTACGAACACCTCACCCCTAAACACTTCTGTAGGCGGCAGATTAAGCCTGTAGTCCTTTGAGATACTGAGTCTTCCCTGCCACCTTGACAGCAGTCATTTCTTGCTTCTTGAGGTTGTTAGGGTCATAGGAAACATGAACCCATCCCGAATCAGGGATACCCTGTGTGTAGAACTCAAGGATAAGTTGTGTATAGTCCAAGTTATCCATAATCCACTGAGCCAAATCAGCATTGGCAACGCCAACAATCTCAATATCAGCAGCTTGACCTTTGCAGTGATCGCTGGTCTTTGACCCACCAACAGCCGCATTGGACTCAGAGCTACGATAACCTGAGTTAACAGTAACAGACATACCAAAATGTTCACGCACAGGCTGAAGCACCTTTTCGCAAAGAGTCTTTAGGTTCTCCAGCGCCTCATCATCAGGTGTATTGTCGATACCAAGACGGGTAGCTGTGTCAGATTTTGTTAGTTCTTTTAGGGTAAAGTTGGCAGATAAGTTCATTTTGTTCCTTTCAGGGTTTGATAAACAGTGTTATACGCATCTATGCAAGCATTCAATTGTCTGATGGCTTTGTCTCCATCGTCTGTGATGGCGATAAGATTTTTAGCAGTCTCTCTGTCAAGTTCGGCTGTTGCTTGAACGCTATCTCTGGACTCAGTGGGGGCATCTGAGGGGGTGTGTACGGGGCAGACGGGGCTTTGGACAGGAATCCGCAACTTGAGAGTACCAGCACTGATAGCGGCATCACGCTTCGCAATCTGAATCTTTGCATTGTTTTCCACCTTCAATAATTGTGTTGTTTGCTTGTTTACAGCTTGAACTAAGGCTTGTTCCTTCTCCCTAGCAATGGCATTCAAAGAGGCTATTTCAGCCTGTTGACGAGCATTCTCATCCTCGCCACCCTTGTAATAACCACCGCTAAAAGCGCCCAAAACAGCCATCAGAATGCCTAGCAAGACCCAAGGATTAAACAAACTCATGGCTTGGGCGGCTCGTCAGTGTCAGTGGCTTCTGCCTTGGCTGTAGCTGTTGCTATTGCCTTAACGCCTGAACGACCAGCTACACCACCAAGTACACCAGTGATGAAGACCATTATGGTGCTAATCTGTTGGGTGTAAACCTTGTCAATGGGAGCCATGCCAGCCATAGGCTGAGTGACATAAGTTAATGCGTAAAGGAACATAGCGACAGAGCCAAGCAGAATCAATATCAGGCAAACAATCACAAAAGCCCACACCCTAGCTTCAATTTCTTCAGCAGTCATGCGGTTATTAGGTTTGTATCCAACTGTAGGCATTATTTTTTCTCCTGTTCGGGTTTAACGAGTTGCTCTGGACAAGTACCTGTAGCGGTACAGATTGGGGGCTTGCATTCAGCATTAGTCCAATTGTTTGGGTCTTGGCATGGGTATCTGAATCTATCTTGACAACCTGTCAGCAGGAGGATTGTCAGAATTATTGTTAGGCTCTTTATCACGATTCTTCTTCCTTTCAGAGTTTTCAATCTGTCTTCTGAGTTTCTCGACCTTCTCTAGCTGTTGCTTGACCTCATGCTTTGCCTCAAGAGTCTCTAGCAGAATCATACCCATGATAGGTAACAACACTATTACAAGTACACAAGCAGCAATCCATCCCACTACGCTCTCCCAATCTTGCTTAAGACTCCTATCAGAAGCCATATATAGAGGAGGCAAAGGATAGTCACTAGAAGATACGCTTGCTTTTCGTTTAGGAGGCGTTCCCTTTCCTTTCGTTGCCATGCTTCTGCATCCCGAATTTTCCTTGCTTTTGCTTGCTCTGCTTCAATTACATCCTTCATGCTGAATACTTCAGAATACAAAGCACCCATCTCGGGTGGAGACTGATAGACCATGCACTCTCTGATCTGAACCACCAACCTATCCATCTCCTGCTGTGCAAGAACCCTGTTTAGGGCTTCTTCCATCAGGTTCACATCTTCATCAAAGACTACAGTCCTAGACTTTTCTTCAGCTTCCCTTATGTGTTCCTCAAGCATAGACTGCAACTTGAAGAACTCACTTAAATTCTTTACTATTTCTGTTTTGACTTGAGTTTCATCAACTGCAACGTAATCAGATTTTTTACTCTTGCCAACAGGCTTTGCAGCTTGAGGCTTTGGTTTAGTACCAAAGAACCCAAGTAGCTGATTCCAGAATCCATGAAGTTCTTTACCAATGGCAACAACTTCTTCACCAGTTCGCTTAATCTCAACGAAAGACTCTTTAGCTTGCTTATAGAGTTCACAGCCAGCTTGGATGTTTTTGACCAAGCCAGCCGCAAGAAGACAAATAGAGATTGGGTCAATTTCAGTCTCCTAAGATGCCAGTGGCAGTTCCAAGAGCAGCAGCACCAGATAGCAAACCTGTTGGCTTCTTCCTTGCCCTACGATTTAATTCATCTAGCACTGCTCTTTGCTCAATAGGGTCTGTAGTAAACAAGCGCTTTTGCAATGCTTCTGATGTTTCACCGCTAATGCCTCTTGATCTGGCTAAACCAGTTTTCAACAACCCCAATGCAGTACCAGTTAAGTCACCGCTGGTAAGGCTTTGCGTGATGCTTCCTAATTCACTTGCTTCAGCTTGAGTAGATAGTCGTTCACCACTAGGTGACCCACCAATAATCTTTTTAGCTGTTTTGCTTTGTTGCTCTAGACCTTTAACATATTGTGAAAAATCTGTGTAGGCATCTTGCGCTGACTTAACCACCTTGCCATTGGCATCTACAGTATCAGCAAAGGCATTACGAATAAGCAATTTTTGGTTGTCTGACTTAAATATTTGACGAGTAAAGTCACCACTCTTAAAGTCTCCTACTCTTTGATTGATGTTTGCCATCAAACCAAGTCTGAATGCTTCCTTCTCATCAGAATTCATTTTCTTGATATTGGCAACAGCTTCCTTTGTATCAAGTTGTTGATACTTCTGACCCATCTCAAATGATTTTCTAATTTTTTCAGCATCAGCAAATTCAGAATTAGCTAATTTGTAATCATTGTTCAATGCTTTAATTTTGTCATTGAATTCATTTTTGACACTTATAAGATCACGACCATAACGAGTTACTTTGGTTGTTACAGCATCCGTTTCTTTTTCAATAAGATCATCTAACCCCATCTTAATTTTATGCAAAATATCTGTTGGTACAGATTGAGCATTACGAATTGAATCAAGAGGGGGTAATGTTTGTCCTTTAACAGAAGCACGTTTTTGAGCCTCTTTATATGCTTCAACAAACACTGGTCTATCTACATAAGTTCTGAATGGTCTTGCATCAATGTCAAGGCTGTACGCTTTTGGATAAGCAGCACTAGCCTTACTTTCTTGGTTCTTAGCAAGTGCAGTCAAATACTCATAGCCATTAACATTCTTAGCTAATCCTGCCTTTTCAACCAATCCCTGAACAATATCATTTGGCTGGTCAATCAATCTGCTTTCAAGGAAATTTGCAGTAGTACCCTTGGCTTTGGATTGGACAATGTATGCGTTATAGGCAAGGTCATTTAGGTTCTTACCCAAGTCAGCAATGACGGGATTAGGAACACCAATGCGGCGCAACTCTTCTAATGCGTCAAAAGCCTCTTGAGGAGATAGATTGTCCTTGTCCAAGTATTTGGCAAGCATCTTTGATGATGCAGTTGCTTGGTCACCAATGCCTGAAGCATTTAAAACATTGCGAATGACAGTGCCAGCCCCTTTAACAATAACAGGCACAGTCCCACCAATCAAACCACCAAATACAGCACCCATACCAGCCTCAGTGCCAACATCTTTTTCAGCATACCCATACCCTGATAAAGCACCAGTAGCAGCGCCCACAGCAGTACCACGACCCACCTGACCAGTTAATGTTGTACCTGTTACTAATGCTTGCGCTTCAGGTGCTAACTTTGCAACTTGACGGGCTGCACCAAAAGGTAATGCAATACCACCAGCTAACTCCAATGGAGTCTTAACTAATGGCATATCCTCACCAAACTGCTTTTGTTGTTCACGCAATAGATTTCGTTGACGCTCATAGTCAGCACCACTAATGGAGCCTGTCCTTACTGCCGCTTCAAGTTCATCTAAAGTGCCAAAGGTCAAGCCTTGACCAAACGACCTTGCTGACTCAGCAAGTGGGGAGTATTGGACTTTAGGCTCAAACACTGACCTTGATTCTTGAGTAGTTGTTGGCATTGATTGCTGACGCTCGTAAGCATCAATCTCAGCATCTGAGTACCCTGCCGCTTTAGCTTTTTCTCTATCTATTGCCATGATTTATCTCCAATTACTTTTTTTGCAGTTCAGGACTAGATAAAGCTGGTCTTTCACCAAACTGAGGGACTGCGATTGAAATCACTGGCAGTCCTGCACCAGCGTTGAACCTACGTCTTTCAATGCTGTCCTTTGCGTCTTGAACTTTTCTGACGTTAATGTTTACAAGGTTCTGCATAATTTTTTCTGCACTAGCAGCAGACTCGGCAGACTTCAACAATCTAAGTTCACGCTCAAAGTCTTTATCTGTCTGAACACCTTTGTTAAGGCGTAAATTTTCAGAGGTCATGCGTTCAATAAATTTGTCATAGTCTTGACGAGCAATAACATCAGGGTCACCAGAACCAAATGCGCCTCTAGTTGCAATACTTGCTCTGTCTTTCAAGCCAAACTTTATGTCACCAGACTTGATGCGCTTAACGTATGAATTTGCGTCAGTAGCAAGGTTGGTTGATGCTTTTGCAATGTCGTAGTCTTCTTCCTCACCTTTTGAAAGGTTTGCTGGCAAAGGTTTATTTCTGGCAATTTCTGCATCACGTTCAATTTTTTGACGCTTGAAATCGTTGTTTAACTCTGCTTGTTGTCGTTGAAGATTTAAAGACGCTTGAGAATTTACCAATCCTTGTTGTCTAAAAGAATCAAGCATCTCTTGATTTTGTTTTAAACGATCTTGAGTTTGCTGAAATTCAGCAGCTTTTTGTGTTGCTGTTGAAAGTCTCTCAACTAACTTATCTGCCTCTTCAGGATCATAAATACCTTTTGCAAAACTGCTTTGATACTGTTTAGCTGTTGTCCTTAATGGTGCTGGAATAGTTGTGTCATTGGCAAATAAATCAAATGGATTTGTTTCAGGAACACCAACCGCACCAACCTTACGCAAAGCAGGAATAACATTAGCTTGCTCAGTAATAAGCTTGCGACCTTCAGGGGATGAAATCAATTGAGCCTTAACTTGCTCATTGATACTGCCATCAGGATTCTTCAGTTGACTAAACAACTGATTTGCTGTGACTTGACGGGTTTGAGCATCTTTAGTCAAAGTACGCTGACTAAGAATATCTTCAACTTGATAACCCCTGATCTCATCTTGTTGAGCCTGACGCTTCAACTCTTGACCCTGCTGCCTCACCTTCATCATCTCATTACGCAACAGAAATGCAGCTTCTTGATCTCCACTTTGCAAGGCAACTTGAATAGCTTGGGCGAATGAGTCAGGGTTATTGGGGTCAATCATCCCAAGCAACTGTTGCCGTTGCGTAATCCTCTGCAACTGTGGGTCTTGACCACCCAAAGCACCGCCAACAGCTTGACCAAACTGATAACCAGCAGTCCTAGCACCTAAAGCCGCTTGTTGAAACGGGTCTAACTGCACTTCTTGAAATGCACGATTGCGAGCCTGTGCTAACTGGTTTTGTTGGTACTGTTCAGGAGTAGTGAACAATCCTAAGATTTCTGATGCCGCCATTGTCTTTTCTCCTTATGTACCAAAAAGTCTGTTATATATTCTTAATTTTTCTGCGTCTGATGTTGTTTGTTGAGGCTGAACACCAAATGCATTGTTTAACAAACCAGTGACATTAGGACTGTTTGCAGCACCAGCTAAAAGGTTTCCAGTTCCACTGTAGGCATTTGCTGGAGCCATTGTCTGAGCCGCACTTGTAATGCCTTCGCTCAAGAATCTACCTCCAGCGGCTGTACCAGCAGTGGTTCGTGCGCCAATTTCAGTACCAAGAGTTAATGGTCGTTCTGCAAGTCTTTCAAGAGTTGCGCTTGTGTCCATTGCAGTTGCAAATGGTGCATAAGCCCCTGTTTGACCTGTGTAGAACCTACCCTGCAAGTTAGCGCCAGTATCAAACAATCCAGCACCATAGCTTATGCGCCTTCTTGCTTCTTCATCTGCCTGTGCCGCAAGAACCAAATCTTGTTGAGCCAATGAGTTGTAGTAGGCCGCAAACTCAGGGTTTGTATTCATCAAGCTACCACCTTGGGCAGTAGCCGCACCACCTCGACCTGTTTGGAACTGTCTGTTTCGCAACTCAGCAAGTTGATTCTCTCGGCTAGGTGTAAGCAAAGCCTGTTGCTTGGAAATGTAGTCTTGTGCCGCCTGTTCAGGTGTTTTAGCAAGGTATCCTTGACCTAAACCAAACAGACTCTGTGCCGCACCAGTTAACGGCTGATAAGCGGCTCTAGCACCCTCTATATCAGTCATGCCCTGACCAGCAAGT